AGATCATTTCAAGCTTTAGCCGCACAAGGGAGAGTTTATATTCCTAATTGTGAATGGGGCGAAGAATTAATAAACCAATTAGTGAAGTTCATTCCTAATACAAATTTCAAAGATGACAAAGTAGATGTATGTGGTCTTTTCGGAAGAATCTTAGACCAAGCCTATGCCCCTTCAATATTACAAATCGAAACAAAAAAAGAAACTGACTCTTATGACGAAAACGAAGAAGAACCTACATGGAAACTAAACTAGATACAGAACTAGCCTTAGTTAAAGGCCATGTTGATGACTTTTTAAATCAAACTCAAGACGCTAGGGCATTGTCTGAGCGTGATCGTGATTACGTCAATCATAAACAATGGTCTGATGCTGAAATAGCGAAACTTAATTCAAGACACCAAGCACCCGTTATAAATAATCACGTTAAACCTAAAGTAGAAGGCTTAAAAGGTCTTTTAGTTCAACGTAAAACAGATCCTAAAGCCTACCCACGAACAGAAAAACACGCTAAAGCCGCCGAAGCTATTACAGACGCACTTCGATATGTAGATCAGAACGTCGATATGGACGGTATTGAGTTAGACGTAGCAGATAACTTCTTTGTTGAAGGTTACGGCGCAGCAATTACAGAAATTGAAGAAAAGAAATCAGGCTTTGAGGTAACACAGAAACTAATACCCTGGGATCGTTATTACTATGATCCTTACTCAAGACGAGTTGACTTCTCTGACAAGCGTTTTGACGGCGTAGTAATTTGGATGGACAAACAAGATGCCATCGAAACCTTTGATATTAAAGAAGCCGATCAAGAATCAATGATACCGCTAGGGGGCTTTGTAAGCTCTTTAATGGAAACCTTTTCAGACCGCCCTAACTCTTGGACTGATAAAGACCGTGAACGAGTAAGAGTATGTCAGCACTACTATCTTAAGAAAGGTGTATGGACTGTTTGTTATTTCATGCACGACAGATTCTTAATAGAACCTGAGCCAAGTCAATATCTTGACGAAGATGATAACCCGATTAACCCTATAGAAGCAGTCTCAGCTTACATTGACAGAGAGAACAATCGCTTTGGGGAAGTTAGGTATTTTATAGATTTACAAGACGAGATAAACCATAGACGTTCTAAATATCTATTCATGCTGTCTAACCGTCAAACTATGGGTCGTAAGGGCGCTGTAGACGACATTAAGGCCATGAAGCGGGAAATGTCTAAGCCTAATGGACACGTTGAGTATAAGGGCGAGAAAGGTGATTTTGATGTAATGGGTACAGGCGATATGGCTGATGCTCAATTCAGACTCTTACAAGACTCTATTAATGAAATGGGTTCTAAGAGCTTTTCACAGTCTCTTGCGGGATCATCATCTGGTGACTTATCAGGTAAGGCAGAACAAATAAGACAACAAGCAGCAACGACAGAATTAGCATCCTCTTACGCGCATTTAAGTGGATGGAAGAAACGCACCTATCGACAATTTTGGTTACGCATCCGTCAATATTGGGATAAAGAAAAATGGATCAGAATATTGGACGATCAATCTCAACTTAGATGGGTTGGTTTAAATACTCCCGTAACAATACAAGAAGCATTAGAAGAAAAGATAAACGACGAATCAGAATTACTCCCTGTTAGAAAACAAGCCGCAGCTATGTTTGCTCAAATGATGCAAGACGAAGATCCAAAGCTACAAGAGATCATAGAAGTTAGAAATGAAATAGCAGGATTAGACTTAGATATTATTATCGATCAGTCAGTCGATTCAATCACAGCACAAGCCGAAGAATTTAATATCTTGGCTAACGTAGCACAAACAAGACCTGAAATTCCTTTCTCTGCATTACTTAAACTTTCTAACGTCAGACAGAAAACGAAAGACGAGATTATGAAAGACATTGAAGCGGGTCAGAAGTCTCAAGGTGAACAACAACAAGCCGCAGCACAAAAAGATGATGCTAAGACCGAAGCTAAGATGATGGTCGACGGATCTAAGGCTAAGAAGAACTTAGCGGATACCCAATTAACAGAAGTTCAAACACGTTTACTGATGGAAAATCCACCAGAGGACGCAAGCGTAATAATCTAACTGCCGCCTAGTTTAAGGGCGTTCCAAACTTTGTAAACATCTAGTTTACAACCTGCCACCGAGGTTCAAAGGGTGAAGCAAGCCGCCGTTGCATATTTCGGGCGCACTCAAGAGGTGAAAAGCATGACCGACACAGAAAAAAGCACTACTACGTCTATCGATGACGCATTTAGTGAGTCCGATGTCACAGAGACAGAGGAAAAGGGCGAAGAAGTTTCAGAGAAAGTTGCAGAGATTGAAAGTGTAACGACAGACGAAACGGAAGTAGAGCCGCCATCTACCGAAGAAGTTGCCGGACTAAAAGCGGCGCTTAAAGCTAACAGGCAAAAAGCAAGGGACGCAGAGGCGAAAGCTAATGCTCTTAAGGAAAAGTACGAACCTGATCAAGAAGCTCCTGATCCTATTATTGACCCCGAAGAGTATGAAACATATCTCAAAGGGAAGTGGGAAAAGGAACGACAAGAAACAATCGCTAATAAATCCCGTGATCGAATGATAGAAAAACATTCCGATTATGAGGAAAAGGAAAAAGTTTTCATGTTCCTGTCTAGCCAAGATAAATCTTTGGTAGATGAAATGTGGGAATCAAGCGATCCGGGTTTGTTTGCGTATGAGAAGGCTAACGCATATCAGGAGGAACAACGTGAAGCAATTCGCGCTGAACTTCAAGCTGAATTTGAGCAAGTTGATCATACAAAGGAAGAAGTCAAGGACGAAAAGCCAGTTAGTAAAAAAGCGCCAGATCTTATAACAGCATCAGGAAATGGTAACAAAACAGAAGAAGTCGAAACCTTAAACGAAGATATAGGTGACTTATTTTGATCATAGATGCTTTAATTTTGAGGAATATCCGAAATGGCTAGTACAACCACAAACGCTGCGAACCTAGTAACTAAGTTCCAGAAAGAAGTGCGACGAGAGTATGTCCGAGGTGGGCGCTTTGCGCAATACATCGGCAATACAGCAGACGCAATTATACAAACAAACAAAGACCTTAAAAAAGTCTCCATTCCTTTAATCACTAAGCTATCAGGCACAGGTGTTGTAGGTTCAGGCGCATTAGGCGGCAATGAAGAACCGTTGTCCGATTATGAGGCCAATCTTACTCCTACCTATAAACGTAATGGTGTATTGGTAGATAACGAGGAAGGTGAAAAGGTAGAGTTTGATCTAGTTTCCGAAGCGCGTCCCGCCCTTATGAATTGGGGTATGGAGCTTAAACGAAACGAAATCATACAAGCTATGGGCGCTATTGAAGCTGGCGGTACTTACTTGAACTATGGTGGTTCGCGTGGTGCTAACGGTTCAGCAGAAGCTACAGCAGCTAACATGGACACTTGGAACGCAGCTAATCAGGATCGTATTCTTTACGGTGCTGCATCTGCTAACAATACGTCAGGCGATCATACTGCTTCATTAGCAACGATTGACACGACTAACGATAAGATGGATATGGATATGGTTGAGCTATTAAAAGCTAAAGCCGAAAACGCTAATCCTTTGATTCGTCCTGTTGTGCTTAAGGGTGACGAACCTTGGTATGTACTGTTCGTAGGTACTTACGCTTTCCGTGATCTCCGTACCAACTTACGCACCTTGCACTCAAATGCAATGGAACGTAGCGAAGGTAATCCTCTTTGGTCTGGTGGCGATCTCCTAGTTGATGGAGTAGTTATCAAGAAAGTTCCAGAAATTGATTCATTGTTTATTGATGGATCTGGTGGTGACTTTGGTGGCGAATGGGGTGCAGGTGCTGGTGGTGATGGCCTTGATAATGCGGGCGATAGTTCTAGTCGCGTATCAATGGGTTTCCTATGTGGCGCTCAAGCTCTTGGCTTTGGTATTGGTCGTATGCCTACCTTCAAACGTAGAAAAGAAGATGATTACGAGCATCTAAGTGGTGTCGGTTTGTCTATGAAGCATGACATCAAGAAGCTTTTCTACAATAACGTTCAGCATGGCATGGTCACATCTTTCCATAGTTCAACAGCAGCGTAAGGAGAACTTAACATGGCAGCAGAAACTTTAACGTCATCCCGCGCTCACTCTAGCTTCCCGAAAGGGGGCAAAGGTGACGCGAATAACGTCAAGTTTGCATACGGCACTTATGAAATTGGGGCAGTAGTTGAGGACGGAGACATATTTGAAATGTGCCGACTCCCTAACGGTGCGTCAGTCATAGATGGTTTTGTGCGAGGTGACGACATTGACACAGGTACAGAAGTCTTAGATATGGACATAGGTTGGGCGGCAAATGGTGTCGACGCAGCCGATCCAGATGGTCTAGGTAATCTAGGTGCTTGGACAGGTGACGCAGTAGCAGGGATTAAACCAGAAGTTCAAATTTACTTCCCGCTTAACGGCGTTCTAAAAGACGGCCCTAAGACTTTCAGTGCAGAAACAGTGATTCAGCTAGAGGCTAATACGCCTTCTAATGCAGGTCACGTTGGTACTGTATTCGTAGGTATCTATTACATCGTATAACTATTTGGGGCGGCTTTCGGGTCGTCCCTTTTTAGGATCAATATGAAATTCAAACTTATATTAAAAGTAGATAAACCCGTTAATTGTTATAACGGCACACTAATTGAAACAGGGGATGTGATCGAACTAAACGAACACTTCTCAGAGAAGGCTTTAAACAATCCTAATTATGAATTTGTTAAGCCTGTTGTATGTCAGGAAATCATCCAGACAACTAAAAAGAAAGTAACTAAGAAAACCACAAAAAAGGTTATTAAATAGTGTCAACCAAAGCTGAAACAAGAGACAGGGTAGCGAATGATCTAGGCTTGTTACGGCTTGGTCAATCACTTCAATATCAAGATCAAGCTCGTATCGAGTCAGGTTATGACGAAGTACATGCCGATCTAAAAACAGAGGGTTTAGCGACTTGGCCTTTAGCGGGAGAAGTCCCGACTAACCTAGTGCCTCATGTTGTTGCCTTAGTCGTTTTAAACTGCGCTGATACTTACGGTGTCTCACAGGAACGTATGCAGCGAATCTTGTTAAAAGCAACCACAGCGAAACGAGAAATTAACAAAATCATATCTCCCGATTATGAATCATTAGAAGATCCAACAGACTACTAATGGATATAGCGACCTTAATGAAGAAAGGAAGTGGCGGCACAGTGACGGACTTAGCATCTTCACAAGCCAGAGAAACGCCACAGAAAGAATTTAATGTGCTAGAACAAGCAGAGCAAAAATATCCCTACCTGAAAGGCAAAGGGCTATCTTTTTCTAAAGGCAAGACTAGCGATGGCAGAAAACTTGAGTATTGGCCTATTAATGAAAAGGGAAATTCAGAGTTTCCAAGACCGAAAGACATCCCTTTAGAAAAAGCGGGTGTTGAGGTTTTTTCTGATGACGTTAGGCCGATAGATATACTAGGCGATTACGTTAGTCACGAAGGAGTCAATAAAGATCCAGTTCTAAAAAGATTGTATGGCCAATTCGATCAGTCCACCGATCAGTCCCGCTTAGAAGGGAAATTCAAACATGAGCAGCAGAACTTTAACGAGAAAAGGGATTTTGGGAAGTGGAAAGAAAGATCCGGCCTCCCTTCTGAATTTAGAGGGTACACCTTTAAGCAATGGAAACCAGATGCAGATGGGGTAATCCGAAGCAAAGCAACGGGTAAAGATGTATACAACCAAAATCAACTTCAAATAATGAATCAAGTTAGGGAGTATTTAGGTGTTCAGTAAATGCTAGTACCTATCAATATTACAGGGCAGAGCTATAAGAATAGATCTAAGCCTTTATCAAAACAAGTAACGCAGAATTTCTATTCTGAACTACTTGACGATCAAGCCGTAAAGAGTAATTACGTCTTACAACCTTTTCCCGGCATGACCTTATTTGGCACAGGAACAGGCGTAGACAGAGGCATGATCGAACATAACTCTATTCTATACAAAGTAAGCGGAACAACTTTATACAGTGTTGACTCAAACGGCGCACATACAACTTTAGGCACTATCCCAGGTACGGGACGATGTATCTTAGAAGGAATAGGATCTAGCATTGTCGTGGTGTCTCAAGGTATTCCTTATTTATGGAATGGTTCAACTCTAGCGACGATAACAGACAGTGATTTAGAAACGCCTAACGGCGCTACTCACTTAAACAATCAAATGATCTTTGATGGTGATGGTGGTCGTTTTGTCTCAAGTCTCGTTGGGGATGCAACCGACATACCCGGCTTAAATTATGCTACCGCCGAATCTAACGCAGATGATCTATTAAGAGCTTATGCTTTTGATCAACTACTGTATTTATTTGGTAACAAGACTTTAGAAGTCTGGTGGAACTCAGGTGTAGGTAGCCCTCCTTTTGATCGAATGGAAGGCGCGATAATGCAGATTGGTTTAGCCGCCATACACTCCGTTTCTCACAACGATGAGTTTATGTATTGCCTATCAGACGATAACCATGTTTACAGGGTCAAAGGAGCCTCTAAAGAGCCTGTAGATAGCGCAGCGATACATTCAGAGGTATCAGCGTTTAGTCAAACCTCAGACGCTATAGGATTCTGTTTCACGATGGAAGGACAGAACTTTTACTGCTTAACCTTTCCTGGCGAGAATGTTACTAAGTTGTTTTCAGAAACCACAGGATGGTCTGACCTTTCTTCGGGAACACAAGGAAAAAGAAGTTACGCTAACTCATACGCTTATGCATTTAGAAAACATCTAGTGGCTGACTATAGAAGTGGAAATATCTATGAGTGGGACTTAGAAAACTATACTGATAACGGTGACGCGATAGTAAGACTAAGAGATACAGGCTCGTTACATGGTGGTTTATTTGGCAAACCGGGCAAGAGAGTCACAATGAACTCTTTTGAATTAATCATGGAGACAGGCGTAGGTTTAGTGACAGGACAAGGACAAGATCCAGTTATCTTATTACAGTTCTCAGATGATGGCGGTCAAACCTTCTCAACAGAAATGCCAGCGACTATCGGCAAGCTAGGTGAATTTCAATGGCAAGTACGATGGGATTGTTTAGGCAGTTTCCATGAAAGAATAATGAGGGTCAGAATATCCGATCCTGTTTTCTGTTCAATCCATAACGCATCAGCCGATCTTG